GACTATACTTCCGCGACTGACAATATCAAGCGGGAGTACATTAAGGCAGCAGTTGAGGTACTTGAGGAACAGGCGGACCATCTTTCCGATGAAGAGATCCAGGCACTACGGGTGCTATCGAATCTGGTGATTGATGGCAGGGAGACGTATTCGGGCCAACCCATGGGGTCCGTTATGTCTTTTCCACTGCTTTGCGTGATCAACAAGACCGTAGTTGACATGGCATTGGCCGCAATGTTAGACAGGAAGGAGATTAGTTTTAAAGAGTGGACGAGTCACCCCCTTTTGGTTAATGGGGATGATTTGTTAACCCGCGAAGTACGGGGCAACACAGATCTCCGAGGTGAAGTAGTCAGACAAGGAAGTCAGGTCGGACTCGTCGTGAACGAAGAGAAGACCATGGTCTCTGAAAGCGATGGAGAAATAAATTCCACCTACTTCCGAGATGGCTACAAGCAGCGTAAATTTAACGCGTCGTCACTGTGGATGGACGCTGGTGTTGAGGACGTGCTGGGTTTCGCGGCCCAGGCCACGCCCGATGGAAGGACGTTTCGAAAAGTGGTCAGACGGAATTTGCGAACTCTTGCCAAGCAGCAAGATAAGCATCTCCGAGAGATCCCACTGTCCTTAGTAGCGGTTTGCCGTAAAGACAAGAAAATAAGAGCCGCTATCACCAGCTTGCCCGATCGTGTTTTACCGACCAAACAGGGAGTTATTAGTATGGATCTTCGTCCAGAAAATTATTCCCTTAGTAGGGATGAGGAACACAACGCAATGCTAGAAGAGATAGAGAGGGTAAGGGAGCGGGGTATTGCGAGGGGATCCGAGAGGAAACCCAAGCATAAACCCCGCGTCATACCTGCCGCTCGTTCCTTCAATGCTGTCCGAAAACAGACGAATAAGGTCGCCCCGGATGTAATCCCGGCCTGTTATGTTCGCTGCTTCATCAACAAGTTAAAGGAAGAGGGTGTTTCGAGAGAGGTGGCTCCTCTCGAGATGTCGTTGCCTCCGGGCGATGGCAGTCAGATCAACCGACTGATTGACAACATCCGCGCGTTTAAACTCACGCGAAATAGCAGTGCATCTCCAGGGACAATTGACGTTACGGCGGATATTGTGAGTTTGTGCTGCTAGCGAGAAATCGCAGAGCAAACCGAGTTAATTCCTCTCGGGCCCTACG